GCGGCCCGGGCGGGGGTGCCTGCCGCCGAGCCTGCCGAACCGGCCAGCTACGGCGAGATAGCCAGGATGGTGCAGGCCACCAAGGCCAGCCCGCCCCAGATACAGAGCGGGGTCAGCCGCCTGGTCAAACGCGCCGGAGCCGACACGACCCTGAAAAATGCCCTGCGGGACGGGGCCGAGTTTGCCTGGGTGCCCCAGGGTGACACCTGCGCTTTTTGCCTGACACTGGCAAGCCGCGGCTGGCAGAAAGCCAGCCAGGCAGCCATCAAAGACGGGCATGCCGAGCACATCCACGCCAACTGCGACTGCGAGTACGCGATACGGTTTGACGGCACCAGCACAGTGGCCGGGTACGATCCGGACAAGTACCTGCGCCAGTACCGTGCCGCTGATGGGGACATCAACAAACTGCGCCGGGTGAATTATGCCGCCAACAAGGAGCGCATCAACGCCCAGAAGCGGGCAGCATATGCGGCGAGGAAAGCCGCCTTTACATCCACGCAGAATCGTGCTATACTTGGTTCCATCGACAGCGATGGGAGCGTGAAGAAGATAGAGCTGACAGTTCTTGGTAACTTAGACCCTTCTCCTCTCATTTCCACGTTTGGTCATTTGCAGACCACAGAAGTTGTCGTGACGGATGAACGAATCGCGCATATTAAGGAACGACATCCAGAGGATTATCTTTTGTTTGAACAATATGGACGCGAATCCATTTTGTCCCCGGACATTCTGATTCAGGACATAAAAAACGTAGGCACTGTATTTGCTGTTAAGAAACTTCCTGACACGAATTTGAATGTCGTCTTGCGGCTGGTTTTGGATACGGATAACCCGGATTTCAAAAATTCTGTTATGACATTTTATCGGATTCGTGAAAAGAATCTTAAAAAACTGATGGAGAAGAATCCTGTTCTTTACATAAAGGAATGAATCTGCTATAATAAGCGTAGGATAAGATTGCATTTGAAGTAGAGATTGTGCTGCTACGCGCCCATTGGGCCAAAAGAAATGCGGGAAGGGGCACACCCGCCAAATGCCAATCGATGGGGAACGGTTCAGATGCCGTTCCCCGTTCCTGTTGATAGATCCATTTTAACCACGATGCAACCGCACCGTGGTTTTTTTATGCCTGTTTCTGGCCGCATGAGGCCGGGGCGGGCGTTTTTTATACCCAAAATTGCCCGGCATGGCGTAAAACTGCACAGCCAGGGCGGATGCGACCCGCGTAAACAAAGCGCAGGCGGAAAGGAACCCTTATGAAACGCGAAGAAGTCAAGAACAAGATCCCCGGCATTACCGATGAACAGCTGGATTGGCTGATGGGCGAAAACGGCAGGGACGTCACCGCCGAAAAGACCAAGGCCGCCAGCCTGCAAGGCCAGGTGGATGATCTGACCAAGCAGCTGAACACCGCCAAAGACGGCCTGAAAGCCTTTGAGGGGGTGGACGTGGCCGACCTGAAAGGGCAGATCACCAAGCTGCAGGGCCAGCTGGCCGACCAGGCTGATGGCTTTGCCTTTGATGCCGCCCTGGACGGTGCCATCCGCGATGCACGCGGCCGCGATGTAAAGGCCATCCGCGGGATGCTGGATGTGGCGGCGCTGAAAGCCAGCAAGGACCGCACCAGCGACATCAAGACCGCGCTGGATGCCCTGGTGAAAGACAAGGCCTGGGCCTTTGATGCCGCCCCCGGCGGCTACCCCAACGTGAAAGACGGCGGCGAGGCCGCCGCCCGCGGCAAGGGCGGCATGGTGGACGGCGTGGAGGCTGCTTTCGCGTCGATGAATCCGAACTTGAAAGTGTAAGTTTTACAGAAAGGAGCCAATTATGGCACATGCAAATCAGGAACGCTGGAGCAAGCTGGTGGACGCTAAGCTGCGCAATCAGCTTGTGACCCGTGACAACTACATCTTTAACAACCGCTACGAGGGCGACCCCAAGGCGGGCAAGGTCAAGATCCCGGTGCGTGATACCGAGGTCACTGTCAAGGACTACAACAAGGCCACCGGCATCGACCCCGAGGCCGGTACCACTACCTACCTGGAGCTGAACATCGACCAGGACGAGGCCGTAAACGAGCTGATCGACGGCTTTGATGCCGCCAGTGTGCCCGATGGCATTGTGGCCGACCGCCTGGACAGCGCCGGTTACAGCCTGGGCCTGTCCATCGACAAGAAGTCCATCGAGGCTTTGCAGGCCGCCAGCGGCGCCACCATCAGCGCCACCAAGACCGCCGCTACCGAGGCCAACGCCTACAAGCTGGCGCTGGAGGCCAAGCGCGTGCTGAGCCGCAAGGGCGTACCCGCCGATGGCCGCTTTATGATCGTCTCGCCCGAGTACCTGGAAGTGCTGATGCTGGATGAGCATTTCATCAAGCGCGGCGACCTGTCCCAGGAGATGGTGCAGGCGGGCGTGGCCGGTAAGATCGCTGGCTTCAACGTGTTTGAATCCAACAACATGGATTACGAGAACAACACCCGCGTGGCCAGCAAGAAGACCACCACCGAGTTCATCTGCGGTCACCCGAACTGGTGCCACCGCGTGATGGAGTGGCAGGTTCCCGTCCACCTGCAGGATCTGGCCGGCAGCGGCAAGTACATCGGCGCAAGCGCCGTGCAGGGCCGCAAGGTCTACGGCATCAAGGTCTCCAAGCCGCAGACCCTGTACATCAAGCGCACCGAGGCCTGATAAGGAGGGCACCCCATGGGATACGCCATTGTGGAGGAAGTCGAGGTCGGGTTCCGCACACTGACCCAGGAGGAACGGGAGCGGACGGCCGCCTTGCTGGAGGAAGCTGCCCTGGTGATCGATGCCTACGGCAAGGATGCTGACCCTGATGTAAAGCGGCTGGTCTCCTGCCGGATGGTGCGCCGCCTGCTGGGTGACGGCACCAGCGGCGAGACCCCGCTGTACCCCATGGGCGCTACCCAGGGGTCCGCTACAGCGCTGGGCTATACCCAGAGCTGGACCATGGGCAGCAGCGGCAGTGCCGGGGAGCTGTACCTCTCTAAGCTGGAAAAAAAGCTGCTGGGTGCGGGCAACCGCATCGGGGCGGCGGGGCCGCTGGAGGGGCTTTGCGATGCTGCACGGGATTGATGTGGTGCTGTACGAGAAGCACCAGACCGGCGAGGATGCTTTCCATGCGCCGGTGTATGAAGAAACACCCGTGACCGTGCACAATGTGCTGGTTGGTGCCCCGGACACCGCTGCCATCATGAACGAACTGACCCTGACGGGCAGGCGGCTGGCCTACACGCTGGCCCTGCCCAAGGGGGATGCCCACGACTGGCACAATGTGACGGTGGAGTTTTTCGGGCAGAAATTCCGCACCTACGGCGATGTGGTGCAGGGCATGGAAAGCCTTGTACCGCTGGCATGGAACAAACAGGTAAAGGTGGAACGGTATGGCTAAGGTTGCAAAAATCAAACTGAACCGTGCCGGGGTGCGGCGGCTTTTGAAAAGCAAGGAGATGCAGGCCATCTGCACCGAGCATGCCGAGGAGATTGCCGCCCGCTGCGGGGAAGGCTACGCTGTGGACAGCATGCAGAAAGAGACCCGCGCCATTGCCACCGTGTATCCCCAGACTGCTGAGGCCCGCCGCGACAACTACCGCAACAACACCATAGAAAAGGCTTTGCGATGATCGAAACGACTGTTTTGGATTATCTGCGCGACCGGCTGGGTGTTCCTGTGACGATGGAAGTGCCGGAGGGAGCCTCCGGCACTTTTGTCGTATTGGAGAAAACCGGCAGCAGCAGGCAGAATTACATCCGCCGCGCCACTTTGGCCGTACAGAGTTATGCGCCAACGTTGTTATTGGCGGCACAATTGGACGACCGCGTGATCGAGGCCATGCTGGCCCTGCCGAAACTGGACCGTGTGGCCGCCTGCCGCCTGGAGCGCGATTACAATTTTACCGATACCGAAACCAAAAAATACCGCTACCAGGCGGTGTTTGCGGTGACTTATTACGAATAACCGCGTGTCCACACTGGACACGGGAAAGGAGCCAGTTATGGCTGATGCAAAAAACGTAACCACCAGTAAGCCCAAGATTGGCGGCGCGGTGTACCGTGCGCCTTTGGACACTACGCTGCCCACCGATGCCACCACCGCTTTGAATGAAGCATTTGTGTGCCTGGGCTATATCAGCGAGGACGGCCTGACCAACGCGAACAGCCCGGACGGTGACAAGATCAAGGCCTGGGGCGGCGATACCGTGCATACCTACCAGAAAGAAAAGTCGGACACCTTCCAGTTCAAGCTGCTGGAAGCGCTGAACCCTGACGTGCTGAAAACCGTATACGGCGATGACAACGTGACCGGCACCCTCAAGGACGGGCTGACCGTAAAGGCCAACAGCAGCGCTGCCGAGGACAAGGCCTGGGTGGTGGAGCTGATCCTGAACGGCGTGCTGAAGCGCGTGGTCGTGCCCAAAGCCAAGATCACCGAGATGGACGACATCGTCTACGCCGATGAGGAAGCACTGGGGTATGACATTACCATCACCGCCACGCCGGACAAGGACGGCAACACCCACTACGAGTACATCAAGGAGAAAACGGCATGATCACCGGCAAGACAAAAAGCGGCTTTGTTTACGCCATCCCGGAAAAGCGCATCCACAACATGGAACTGCTGGACGCGCTGGTGGAAGTGGAGCGCGGCAGCGATGCCGGTTTGAGCGATGCGCTGAACCTGCTGGGCAAAGACCTGAAGAAAAAGCTGTACGACCTCCACCGCGATGAGGACGGCATTGTCGATGGCGAGGCTGTCGCCAACGACTTTGTGCAGATCCTGCTGGATTACAAAGCGGGAAAAAACTCCTGACCCTGGCCCGGATGGCAGCGCTGGCCCCGGACGAGCTGGTGTGCGACATGGCGGAAACCTACCATGTACTGGACTGGCGCGCCCTGGGGCTGCCGCTGGCGGCCACCCTGGCCGGGGGCCTGCGGGAGACAAGCCGCACCTGCATGGCGCTGAACCATGCCCCGATAACGACCGACACGCTGCTGCTGGGTGCGATGGCTGACAGTTTGCAGCTGCTGGTGTGGAGCAAGACCAAAGACGCCCAGCATGGCCGCAACCGCCCTGCCCCGGTGCTGGATACCCTGTTGGGCACGGCCCGCCGCCGCAAGGTGACCGGCTTTGCCACGGCTGCCGAGTTTGAAGCGGCCAAAGCAGAAATTTTGAAGGGAGGCTGATGCCATGGCAAGCAAAACCGAACTGGCGAAAGCCTATGTTGAGATCATCCCCTCGGCCACCGGCATCGGCGGCAAGATCAGTGAAGCGCTGGGCGGGGAAGTAACCGCTGCGGGTGCTACTGCCGGGCAGAGCCTGGGCAAGAGCCTGATCGGCGCAGTGGGCAAGATCCTTGCGGCGGCGGGCATCGGCAAGATGCTGCAGGCCGCCTTTACCGAGGGCAGCGCCTTTGAGACGGAGGTTGCCAAGGTGGGAACCATTGCCGATACCACCAAAGTGCCCATTGGGGAGCTGAAAGAGCAGATTTCTAACCTGTCCGGCACGATGGGCATTGCGGCGGGTGACCTGGCCGAGGCCACCTACCAGGCTATCAGCGCCGGGCAAGATACCGGCGATGCCGTGGCCTTTGCCGGGCAGGCGGCTAAGCTGGCCGCTGCGGGCTTTACCAGCAGTTCCTCGGCGGTCGACATCCTGACCACGGCGTTGAACGCCTACGGCCTGGGTGCCGACAAAGCGACCCATGTTTCGGACGTGCTGCTGACCACCCAGAACCTGGGCAAAACCAGCGTAGACGAACTATCGGCCAGCATGGGCCGGGTCATCCCGCTGGCGGCAGCCTACAAGGTGAACGTGGAAAACCTGTCCAGCGGCCTGGCCATTATGACGGCCAACGGTATTGCTACCGCCGAGGCCACCACCTATACCAAGTCCATGCTGAACGAGCTGGGCGACACCGGCTCGACCGTGGGCAAGATCCTGCAAAAAGAGACCGGCCAGGGCTTTGCCGAGCTGATGGACAACGGCCATAGCCTGGGCGACGTGCTGCAGGTGCTGTATGACAGCGTGGGCGGCGATGCCACCAAGTTTGCGGCGCTGTGGTCCAGCGTGGAAGCCGGTACGGGTGCGCTTTCGCTGGCCAATTCCGGCGCGGAGAAGTTCAACGATGTGCTGGCCCAGATGGAGAACAGCAGCGGTGCGACCGAGACGGCCTACACCACCATGACCGACACGATGGCCCACCGGATGGAGAGCCTGAAAACCAACGCTGCCAACCTGGGCATTGCGCTGTTTGATTCGGTCAGCGGCAAGCTGGGCGCAGCTGTGAGCCTGGCCAGCGGCTACCTGCAGACCCTTACGGATGGCTTTACCAGCGGCGGCTTTGCCGGTCTGGCCGAGGGGCTGGGCAGCGTTTTTACCGACCTGACCACCAACGTAGGGCCGCAGCTGCTGCAAAGCGGCATCGACCTGATGACCCAGCTGGGGCAAGGAATGGTTACGGGCATCCCGCAATTGCTGGCACAGGCGCTGCCCATTGCGGCCGACCTGGCCAGCAGGCTGCGCGCCAATGCGGGGCAGCTGGTAGACACCGGCATCCAGTTTATATTGAACATGGCGCAGGGCCTCATCAACGGCCTGCCGACGATGATTACC